ACAAATAATGTTCCTGAACCAATTGGTGTTAATTGAACTGTTATGGTGGTTTCATCAACTAGTCCAACCCAATAATCTGGCAAAGAAATTATTTTATCTATAGACTTTCCACGAACGTATACACCATTTTCGGGACCTTCAAGAGATCCATATCTTAATCTCATATTTTCTTTTGTTGGGTGAACAATATCAAAAGATTTTGTAATAGCAGAAAATGCTCCAGAAGGAGATATAGATGCCATAACAGCACCTGTTGAAGTCTGCCATTCTTGCAAGTCTTCTGTCTGAGATGCAAGACCTCTTACTAAAAGACCAATAGATGTTGTTGTATTGGCTGTAACAGTGTTTGTCCATGAAGCATCTGTTCCATTTGTAACTAACATTCTTCCAGCACTACCAGTTTGCGACGGTAAGGCTATAAGTGTCAAAGATCCACCAAGAGAAACAGGAGAACCATTAATTGTAATACTTGAATTTGTAAGAGCAGCATTTGGTATGTTTGAAAGTGTATTTGCTGATCCACTAATTGTTTTATTAGTTAGTGTTTCAGCGCCAGCCAGTGATGCAAAATCTGCACCAGTTAGAGCGGTATTAAACTGAGCAAGTGTTCCAGATATAGTATTGCTACCAAGAGCAATTGTTTTATTTGTTATTGTTTGAAAACTATTTAATAGTATGGCATCAGTGTTTAATGGTAAAACAAGATTTAATACTTGTGATGGAGTTGTTCCAGTTATAGATGCTGACGCTACTGCTCCATTAGTTACCGTTCCAATTGACAGAACATTGGCTGGGCCAGCAGGACCTGTTGCTCCCGTTGCTCCCGCTGCTCCAGTGGCTCCCGTTGGACCCTGTAAGCCAGTAGCACCGACAGGTCCCTCAAGACCACTTATAGTTATCCATTCATTATCTATATAACGTTTAACCGCCACTTGCAATACCTCCCAAAGCCTTTAGTTGTCCCCAAGTAATTGCTCCAGTTACTGATGATTGATCAATCCATACATCTCCAGTAACAGGTGATGATGGTGTAACTGTTCCAACAAAGATTGTGTCTCCAGAGGTATAAGCATCTGTTACTACAACACTTGATCCTCCACCACCAGAAGATGACCATGAAACAGTTGTTCCGTCTGTACTTAAAAACTTTCCAGATTGTCCAGTTTGAGTTGGAAATGCATCATTATAGTTTCCCGTTGTAACAACGGTTCCGCTGGTGTTTGGTAATGTTATTGTTCTATCTGCAGTTGGTTCTACAACGTCTAAAACCAATTCGTATGCATCTAAAACTAATCCTTCAAAAGTTATTGCATTTGTTGTCAAAACATTAGAATTTGAATCTAATTCTGCAACACCATCTGCTGATCCTTTTTCAGATAAGGCAACATAATCTCCAAGAGAAGTATCTAGGGCTGCTTCGGTGACTATAACAGATCCGTCGATTGTGCCTTGAGCACCTTCAACTATTAGACCGTTTTTTACAACAAAATCTTTGTTATATGTTGTCACCGAAGTTCCCTATCCCCTCGGATACACTTTATGCTTCGATAAGCGTCTTGTGTACCTTTACTGTAGTTCCATTTACTGATGTTACGAGCAATCTTACATTGCCTCCTAAGAAATCAGCATCAGTTGTTCCAATTTGTTCATTGCTAATTACATCAGCATACTCTGTTAAGTAAACGTTATTGTTTGCGTCTATAGTTACTAAAACTTCTAGAACTTCAATGTCATTACCGTTCTTCATTTGAACAGTATACTTTGCAGTGCTATATGTTGTTGCTGACCAAGAATCTACAACTGTAGCACTTGTTGTGCTTAGGCTAGTTGTAGCAGTTCCAATAAGTGCATCTGTCAAAGTTACTGAGCCTGCTGTAAGTGATCCAGTTCCAACAGACAGTCCTGCAAATGTTGGGCTAGATGTTGAAGCAATGCTCTGTGGTAGAGACAGTGTTACTGATCCAGTAGATGCAGATGCTGTAATCTTGACTGTTGTTCCAGCAAGGCTTGTTACACCAACGTTAGTAATTGTAAGAATATCTGATGTTGATGCATTTGATGCGCTAATTCCTGTACCGCCAGTTACAGCACCACCAAATGTATCAATTGCAGATGTAATGTCTGATGTAAACGCTACCGTTCCTGAAGCATCCTTAAATGTAATTGTATTATCCTGTGTAGGATCTGTAAATGTTAATGTTGTTTCATGAGTATTATCTGTACCTTCAATAACAATATTATTATCAAGAATAAGCATTCCAGAAATAGAAGGTGTTGTTAATACTGGACTTGTAAGAGTCTTGTTTGTAAGTGTTTGAGCAGTATTTATGTCTACAGTAACACCAGTGTTAATACTGAAAGATGTTCCAGTTAGAGTTAGACCATTTCCAGCACTGTATGTGCCTGCGCCTGAGAATTGCTCCCAAATAATTGGATCTGTTCCCATGACAACTCCTGTGGAGATTTGAACCCATCCAGTGTTATCATATACAGTTCCTGAAGTTACGAATGTAAAGTCACCACCGTCACACTCTGAAGAAGAATCAAAGTCTGTGGCACGTGTTAAAATCCAGTTAGATGAAGCAGATCCAGTATTGGTAACAACATATATACCATTTTCCAACTGTGCTGTCTGATTTTTAACTAAAACACGTTGTGATGTAGTTAGTGTTACTCCATCAATTACAAGCGCTGCCTGTGTTCCGTTGTTTGTTAGTGTTGCTCCTACGCCAGCAGTTCCATTTGAATATGTTGCTGTTAGGTTCGCTGTAGTTGCAGCAACAGATGCTGCATGGATATGTAAACCTTCTGCTACAGAATCAACATATTGCTTTGTTGCTGCTTCTAGAGGGTTTGCTGGGTCTGCATTAAGCGTAACGGTTCCTGGGAATGTTACTGCATTTGGAAGAGAAAGAGTTACTGCTCCAGTTGATGCTGATGCAGTAATTTGATTTGCTGTTCCAGCAATGCTTGAAACTCCACCAGATGCATTAAATGATAGTGAGTTATTTTGATCATTGTATGTAATTGTTATATTTGTCTGAGTACCATTTGCAATAGCGGTTGCAACTGCGTCCTGTGCTCTTTCATCTGTAAACCAAAGATTTGTTGGAGATCCATCTTCTGCAATATCATCTGTTACAAGTGTACGAGTTCCACCAAGTGATGTTGATGTACCATTAATTGTAATTGCTGAATTAGAAAGTTTTTCATTTGCAATTGATCCTGCAAGCATTGCATTTGTTACAGATCCTGTATCACCTGTTGTTACTACTGTACCGCTTACGTCTGGCAAAGTAATTGTGCGATCTGCAGTTGGGTTTGTTACTGTAAGAGTAGTTTCATTGTTATCTGGGCTTGATCCTTCAAAAACAATGCTTGAATCTGAAAGAGCAAGTCCTGAAACAACTGGATTTGTTAATGTTTTATTTGTAAGAGTTTCTGTTCCAGCAATTGTTGCAAAATCGGCATCTGAAAGTGCCGTATTAAATTCTGCAAGTGTTCCAGTTAAAGTGTTTGTAGTAAGAGAAACAGACTTATTTGTAAATGTATCTGTTGTGGCCTTACCAACAAGTGTATCTGTTGCATTTGGCAAAGTTACTGTAACATCTGCTACTGGATCTACTACTTGAAGAACAAGTTCATATGCATCTGGAGTTGTTCCTTCAAATGTAATCTTGTCACCAAACAGAGGGTCTGTTGATACAGTAGCAGTAATCTTTCCTGTTGTATCATTGTATGAGAATGCAATACCGCTCTGAGCACCATCAAACATACCTGCTGTAGTGTCTTGTAAAAATTCTGTAGATGCTTCTGTAAGAACGTTTGATCCATTTACAGTAGCAGAAGAGCCTTCAACTACAAGGCCATTTTTAACTCTGAAGGCTTTGTCGACTGTAGCCATCTTTTTTCTCCTTTAGGTCAAGCCTTTAAACCTGTGCGGTAGAACCGCATGGTCATCGGCGTTAGGGTTGGTGTAACCGTCATGCTAATTGTACCAGAATTTAAATTAGCAGTTATATTACCTACGTTGTTATTGGTATTGGCAACAGAGGCAAATTCTGTGATATTTTGATTTGTACCGTCAAAAACTATATTTATTTCAGCACTTCTATATGAAGAAGATCCAGCATGAGACATCTGGACCATATACTTTATTGTTCTCCAGGTGGAGGTGTCTATTGTGTCAAATACCGTCGCTGTTTCGATTCCATTGATTGTTACAGAGTTATTGCCATCGCCACCAAGAGCATCTGCACGGTAAGAAGTTGTATCAATTAGATCGGCAAAGTCTGAACCATTTGGCCTGTCGCCAGTCTCAAACTTTGCTTTTAATTGGTTTATTGGTAGGACGGCCATATCATTGATTATATCATAAAATGTAATTATTAAAGCCTATGACGGCAATTCCAATTGGGGCTGGATTGGTTGGAGAATATGAGCCCATGTCGACGGTTTGAAAATTAACCCTAAATGGCATAACTGTAGCAAAATCTGTACATAGTGCATTTAAGGTAGTTACAAAAGATGTTCTACAGTCTAAATTAATTACCTGTGTAGGATGTATGTCTAAGTTTTCTACTTGGACTATTGGCATTATTCTGTAACACTATCAATCATTTTCATTGTTCCTTGCGCTACCGTCCAAACTGACGCTCCAGATGTATTTGACATTTGAACATCAAAACGATCACCAGTTTCAAGAATTGATGATTCTCCCGATGTTAAAGAAACTGTAAACTGTCCTGGCCCATCGTCTGGTGTTGCTTCAGGAAATAACTGAACAACTGGAGTACTTGTATTTGGTGGAACAATATCCATATTTATAGTCCATGCTTCTACATCTATGGGTTCTCTATTATTGTCTGTTACATAAACTCTAAAAGAAGCGGTGTCTCCTTTTACAACAGTCCAAACAACTGTAGGAGGTTCATATCCTACTGAAAAAGATTCTGCGTAGCCTCTATACTGTGCCATTATGATAATCCTGCTTTCATTGATCCCCACGTACCGTTGCCTTTAAAAGATCCTACAAGAATAATACCAGTAGTGCTATTTGATTTTGCAACAATTCCAACTACTCCAGAATTTGTTGTAGCAGTAATTGGCTGAGTTGCTGTAAGACCACCGCTTGATCCAACATATAGTCTATCTCCAGCGGCATACGAAGAAGTGTTAACACCAGTAAATACACCTGATATAACAACAACTCCATCATTGCCGTTTCCAATTGCAGATTGTGCTAATCCAATTACTGGAAATGTAGCAATACTTGATGCTTGTGATTTTGCTATTCTTGGTTTGCTGGTGCCAAAACCTGATATGTATACAGGATCACCTTTGGCAATCGAAACACCACTATTATTTACAACTTCTAATGTATGAAATGGTAATCCAAGAGTAGGTAAAATAACCTCAATACGCTCAGCAAGTGATTGAATATCTCCTGCTACGTTTACAGGATCTGAATTAATTGGATACGGTAAATCATATACCGTTGTTTCGCCCGATGCCATAGTCTTATTATTATACCACTTGCAATGAAAATAATTTTGATTATTATTACGTATATTTGACTTAAAAAGCCAAAAGATGCTATAATTAGTATATGCTACCGAAGGGTAGCATTTGTAGTCTAGGAGGAAAAACTTGAGAGACAACAAAATACTATCGGGGGTTCTTGTAACATTGCTTACTTTAACATTATTGAATAATGGTCTAAGTGGTGCTCATGCTACAAAGAACAATTTACTAAGTAGTACCGCTGAAAGCCAACCTGCCGCCGACAAAGCGGCTTTTTTGCTTTCTAAGCCTACTACTGATGTGGTGCTTGCTAAGTATGCGGACGCTACAAGTTTAACTGACATCCAGTTGGTTGAATTACTGAAAGCCGTTGGATTTAAGGGACAAGGACTAAAGACTGCTTGGGCTGTTGCCAAGGCGGAATCTAATGGTCGCCCTTTTGCTTTCAACGGCAACGTTAATACGGGAGACTCCTCATATGGAATCTTCCAAATTAATATGATAGGTAATTTAGGTCCAGATCGTAAAGACAAATTCAATCTTGATTTAAATGCTGAACTCTTTAGCCCAGTTAAGAATGCTCAGGTCGTGTTACACATGACAAATGGCGGTACTAATTGGAGTTCTTGGTCATCCTATAAAAAAGGTGCCCATTACAAATGGTTAAAGAAATTTCCCAATAATTTAATTTAAGGGATAAAAAATACCCTGCCTGGTTTAATTACTGGGCAGGGTTATTTTTTTATTTAATTATTAAGCAGGATCTTCTGCTTCCATTTCAGCAAGAATTCTTGCATCTATCATTGCTTGGTTTTCTTGTGATATACCAATTTCGTATAGGTAGTCAATTGTTGGTGGAGTAAAACTAGTGCCATCGTATGTTGACCACATAGCAGGAATTGTTTCTCCTACCCAAACTGCATCATCAAATCCGTGTTCTTGTGCAACTGCATCAGCAAGTGCTTCGTCTTGTGAAGCAAATACTGCTACTTGTACGACTCGATTGTCTTTAAGAAATACATAATGTTGTTCCATGATTAACTCCAATAAGTAACTAGTGCGTAACCTGAACCACCATTGCCGCCAGTTGCGGTTCCAGTTCCACCATTACTAGCAGCGCCACTACCACCACCACCAGTATTAGCGCCAGCAGCAGTACCATTTACAACTGAACTTGCACCTGCGCCAGCACCATTAGCACCACCGCCTGAGCCTTTACTGCCAATAGTACCTGTTGATGAACCAGCACCACCGCCGCCAAAACCATTTATCCCAAAAGAGTATGTAACGCCAGTTGAACTTACCCCAGCGCTTCCTTGACTACCAGCACCTCCATTGCTGCCTGTACTTGATGCACCAAATGAAGAAACACCACCAGCACCACCACCAGTACCGCCAACGCCGCTGCCTGCGGCTGCGCCACCTCCGCAACCACCATTTAGACCATTACGAGTAGTTCCCGTAGGGCCATTTTGTTGATACCCGCCACCGCCACCGCCCGTAGCCGTTGCTAAAGCACCAAAAGTTGTATTGCCGCCGTTGCTACCGTCGGCTAAACCAGCACCTCCAGCACCCAAAGCACCCACAGTAACTGTGTAAGTGGTTCCAGGAACTACTGTAATTGTTTTTTGAATTACTCCACCGCCACCACCAGAGCCACCAAAACCAGTTTGTCCCGAAGACATACTTACTCCACCACCGCCACCGCCACCACCAACAAGAAATACTTCAACAGTAGTTACATTTGAAGGTGTGACAAAGTTTCCAGTACTTGTAAATTCTTGAACCTTTTGTGTTACGCCGCCTCCAGCGGCAGGAATTACTGCAATACCCATATTAAGATACCTCCACACCAGATATGTGGAAATTAACAGAAGTAGCAGAAGCAAGTCCTGTAATTGTTTGTGTTGTAGCAAGGACTTGCTTTAGATCAATATATACCGTCGAATTTGCAGCGATTGCTGTTGTTGTGTGCAATGCAACTGCGTTAAGCGCAAGTGTAAATGTTTGCGCTGACCCTGATGTATTTGTTACTGCAATATTTGATACTACAGTAGTTGTTGAAGGGGGTACTGTATATAGTGTTGTGCTGCTTGTTGCAGCAGCGGTACGAGCAAGTACCTTAGTTGATGTAGCCATTAGTTACTACCTTTCATGTTAGAGTGCTCCCATAAGAAGGAGTGTTAATTCATCTGTGATACTTCCTGGTGCATTTGTTCCAGATAATACTATATCTCCAGAAACGGTTAGGCTTGTTAGTGTACCAGTTGAAGTAATAGATGAAAGGTTTCCTGTTGTTATTACTGTACCGTCGACATTTGGCAAAGTAATTGTTCTATCTGCTGTAGGATCAACTACTGTAAGAGTAGTTTCATTAGCATCTGCAGTAGAACCTTCAAAAACAATACTTGAATCATTTAGTGTTAAACCTGTTACAGTTGGTGTTGTAATAACAGGACTTGTTAAAGTCTTATTAGTCATTGTGAGAGTATTACTTGTTGTTGCTACTACTGTTGTATCAACAGAAAGTGTAACTGTTCCTGATGTACCGCCGCCTGAAAGACCAGTTCCAGCAGTTACGCCATTGATGTCTCCATCATTTGCAACCCAGGCAGTACCATTATAAAATTGAATTTGATTAAGTGGTGATCCACCAGCATCTTGTCTTACAAATGCAAGAGTACCTGCAACTGGTGCTGTCAAAGCAGCATCTCTAGCAGCAGGATTTAAAAAATTATTAAAACCATCTCTTAAAATAACAGTAGCATCAGTAGTTACTGTATTTAAAAATGTTTGTGCCCCAGCCCATTGGTACCCTGCGGCGGTATCAATCTTGGCACCTACTGCATACCAAACACCATCAGTAGAAGTAGCACCTGCCTGGAACATGTAGGTGGGTTTGCCTGAGTTATCAAATGTAATTGCCATGTTGTTATTATAGCAGAATAATCCCGCTATTCCTCCTTATTGAATTATAGCATATTTACTTATATTCCTTGATTTGCCTATATTGAGACTTATAGGAATCAAAGAATTTGGTTCTTAGTTTAGAGGAGATCCTTCTCTGATCTTCATAGTCTTGAGTAGTGCCTATTTCCATTCCCCATGATTCTCTTTTAAATGGTATTACTTGTGCTATTGGAGTACCCGCTGGAATTAAACCTTCAAAACTTATATCATTAAGAACAAAGGGAAAGTTTACTGGGGCAAAATATTGGTCTGTATCTACTACACCTGGAAGGATGGTAAAAGGAGACTCTCTATGCATTGGCTGAACAAAAAGAACAGAATATCCTGGTGGTGTTTTTATTGACCAAGCATTATTCCATTTAGGATAATATTGATTGTGGCCATTTCTATTAGGATGTGTTGGTGCCTGCTCAATTGGGTGAAAATCTATTGGGGAAAAAGATGGCCACTCATACCATGGAATTGTTATTTCTGACTCTTCTCCAGTGCTTATACTTTTTTGTGTTGCCTTTTTTTGTGAAACATAAACATCTACATAAGAAACAATAATATATCCTGCAGAAATTGAATCAAAAACAGGCATACATTTTTTTATTGTTACAAGAGCATTTCCATCCCCATCTGGTTTTTTTTCATTATTCATATAGGATTCAAGTGTTTTATACCAATCAGGAATAAACCTATCTGCTGGTTTTGGGCGGTATTCTTCGGGAACACCCATTGTGTCTGTAAATTTAATAACTGTCATTTATAATTCCCCCGAATTAACCATTGCTGTTTATTAAAAGTATACACTACTATAAAAATAAAAGCAAGTCTAAATAAAAGTATTTAGATTATTACTCTATATATTATTTTACTAAAGCGTTTGCTTCTTCTTCTGTAAGTCCTAGGGCTAGAAGTTTTGCTATACCGCTGGCTTTTGCCTCGGCAGCAGCCATTTCTTCCAAAGCGCGAGCATCTAACTCAGCCTGCATTGATAAGCGGTCTGCTTCCAATTGAGCAATTTCTTCAGAGGTAAGAGGAATAATTGTTTGCTCTCCTGTTTCACAGTTTATTTCTAGTTTTGTTGGTACTTCTGACATGATTTTTCTCCTTTTCTTAGATTAAAAGTATACACCATTACTCATTACGAGTTCTTGATGCCATATAGATAAAAGGTTGAGCCTGCATTATAACCATTACCAGATAGAACAATACTAGTGACTGGAGAAGAAGTTCTTACAAGACCAGAAAGACTGGTTATATTGCTAGTAGCCGCATTAGAACGTGTAAAGCCTCCCTGTAGGCAAAGAGATTTAGTACCACTTGTTGTATAGTTTGGTAAATATATTGAAAAATTACAAAAAACATTTCCAGTCATAAATTGTTGTGGAACAATCTCAGGTGTATATATGCGTGAGTCATTAGTTCCACTTATTGCGCCTGGTGCTGACTGATAGGCATATAATGTAGTATATGAATACTGTGTGCCTCCTACCATGCCTCCATTAAGAGTAATGTTTGTGGGATCAGCGTTTACCTGTCTATCTCCTCTAATGCTGCACAACAACATTAGATCTGTATATATTTGTGGTATAGAAGAAAGTGTAATAACGCTGGTTTGACTTGCTACCGTTGTTATGCTTGCTATGTTTACATATGTTGCTGGCATTTTTTCTCCTAAGCCTTCTTTATTCCATAAAGTGTAGCAGTTGTTCCAATTCCATGTTGGCCTGATGCCGTTAGGCTTATTGAGTTAATTACAGAAGTGTTTCTCCAATACCAAACCCAGTTTTCATTAGTTCCAGCACCATTTGTGTCTCCATTCCAAGTATTTAGCACTGTTTTATTTGTAGAACTTGAATAAGATAGAACATCAGCAGTAAAAAATGTTCCTATTGTTGTGGTAGTATTTGAATTAAATCCTCCCCAATACATTACGGAATCATTAACTCTTCTGCTTGAAGTTGTTGTGGTAATAGTACCCTGAACCAAGGTTCCTGAATAACTTGTTCCGCTATCTCCATTAAAACGAACCTGTATATTTCCAGTTTGATTACCTGCTGATGCTACGCTCCAAAAAACAATACGTAAGTCTGTATATGTGCTCGGTATGCTAGAAAATGTAATTAAATTAGTTGCACTTGAAAGAGTAAAGGTTGAAATTGGTTCGTATGTTACTGGCATTATTTATCCTTTTATTCCATAAAGAGAAATTTCTGTTCCTGCAGTCATTGTAGGACCCAAAACTGTTAACGAAGAGATTGCTGCTGTATTTTGCCATAAACCAACTCCAAGCCAAGAAATAGAGGCAGTAGTATTTCCGTTATTGTCTTTACCACCTACAAGCCTTGTGCTTTTAGGCTTACTTGTACTTTGATAATCAATTATATCAAGTATCATGACATTTGGAGCATCTGACAGTGTGCCACTACTTGATGGCATTATATTAAGCGAAGAAACTGCTCCTCCAAAAGGAAACGATGCAGTAACATTAGATCCATTTCCTTCAAGAATATTGCTTGTATATTCAGAAGCGGTTGATCCATTAAATTGTACAGCAACTGAGTTATTTCCAGTGTTTGTCATATATTTTATACGTAGTTGTAATGACTTATAGGTGCTAGGAATTGAACTAAAAGTAACCGATGTGCCAGATGTTGGGGCAAATGAAGCAATAGAGTCGAATGAAGGAGGAACTCTTGGTGCAATGCTATTAGATGCCGCAGAGGCAGCAGATGTTCCATTGGCATTAGTTGCAGTAACTGTAAATGTATAAGAAGTCCCAGTAGTCAAGCCAGATACAGTAATTGGGCTTGCTCCAGTTCCAGTAAACGATCCAGGAGATGAGGTTGCTGTAAAGGTTGAGATTGCCTTGCCGCCTGTAGCATTTGCTGTATATGCAACAGTTACGCTATTGCCTGTATCAGCATCTATTGCTGTTCCAATTGTTGGTGCTTGTGGAACAGTTGTTGCTGTAATACTTGAAGATGTTCCAGGATCAGATGCTCCAACTGCGTTTGTAGCCGTAACGCTAAAAGTATATGCTGTATTTGATTGTAAGCCTGTAACCTGTGCAGAAGTAGAAGATGTTGTTGCTGTAAAACCTCCTGGAGAAGAAGTTACAGTATATGAAGTAATCGGTGCACCATTTGAAGAAGGCGCTACCCAAGTTATATTTGCTGCACCATTATTAAATGCACGACCTGTTCCTACATCGGTAGCAGAAACTGATGTTGGTACACTAGGTTTTCCAGCACCCTGAAAACCTAAACCTCTTACACCAATTTGTCTTGCACCAATAATAGGCATATTTTACCCCTTATGCAAATCTAGTTTGTGATCCAAAGGCTGTAAATGTAGCCGAACCTGTCTTTACAATTGTAAATGAATAAATATCAATACTATTTGCATTACCAGCAGCAGGCACTACACCGTTTTGCCATTTTGGAGTAACAGCATTTCCATCAATCTGAAAGGCTGTTTGATAAAATGCAGGAGAACCTTGTGTTGCAAACAATACTACTGTAATTGAATCATTGGTTGCCATGACTGTATTTAAAGATGTTGATGAACTACCACGAACATTTAGTGTCCAGTTACCAGTAGCAGATGCTGTTGAATAATATACACCAGCAGTTAAGACATCTAGGTTTACTGTTCCTGTTGCAGCAGTTGCTGTTACAGTCCATCGCTCTTCTGGAGATAACAAAATGTTACCTGATAACAATTTATTTGTTAGTGTTTGAGCGGTATTTAAATCTACAGTTACTGCAGTATCAATTGCAATAGTGGGAATTGGTCCAGTACCGTTAGTTACTGTGATACCTGTTCCTGAAGTAACGGCGGTAATGTCACCAGACTCTGTTGCATTAATCCAATTTGTACCATTATACACAAGTGCCTGATTTGTGGCAGGAGATGTAATAACAACATCACTCAATGCATCAAGGGTGGTTGTAGCAATTCCCTGTAGCGGGAACCATGTATCTGTATCTAGATCGTAAACAAACCCTGGTTTTGGATCGGTAGTATTAATAGTTGCCATTTAAGTCTCCTCGGTTTTATTATATCAGATATTACTCTGATACCTGGATTTCTTCCCAGTTTAAAATATCTTCATTCCATTTATACGGAATGTATTCTTCATTATATGGATATGGAATTGGTGCTTCCCAAGAATTTGTTTCATAGTTTTTTACCCAAGAAGGATATGGCTGTATTGTCCAAAATAATTCTCCGTCATACTCGCCACCACGCTGAGCATTGAAAGAAGATTCTGTTACAAAATCATAATTATAAAGTTCTTTATATTCTTCTATAAACTCTACATTTTCATCGTCTATAACAATTATGTTTTCAACTATGTTATTTTTAATACATGCAAATTGTTTTTCCATAATAGTTTTACTGGACATAGACAATAATTTGTCCAGATGCTCCTCCCCCTCCTGATCCTCCTGCTCTGACTCCTCCTGATTGACCGAATCCACCACCGCCACCGCCTCCGCCTCCAGAACCGATTTGATTTCCTCCACCACCAGGGCTTCCACTATTACCAACACCTGAGCCTGTATTTCCTCCAGTGCCTCCAGAGCCTCCACCGCTTGATCCACCACCTCCGCTACCACCAAATTTTTCATTTCCAAGGTTATTTAAGCGACCTCCGCCGCCACCGCCGCCTCCGCCGCC